GAGCTGCGCATCCAGCACACGTGCAGCGTGCGCGATGACCGCGTCATCGTGGCGAGCGACGACCTCGCGACAGAGCCGCCAGAACTGCCGCCGCGCTGGTGTCCGATGAGGCTCGAGGAGATTGTGGTGCAGCTCGACATCGCACCAGATAGGACGAGCAACTGATGGCCGGTCAACTCCCAGCGCAGTGTCGCAGACATCCCGGCTTCGTCGCGGGCAAGTGCGGTGCGTGCGCTATAGCGAAGAATCCCGCGGCGGCGACGGCAGAACGTCAGATTAGCGCGCTGCATCGCAAGCACTTCGGGCGCACAAGCGAACAGTCGCGAGAATCGCGCGAGCAGTTTGAGGCCGACGCACGCGCTCGTCGCGAGGAGTACGTGCGGCAGGAAGCGCTCGCAGCGATGCGCGGGACGACGCGATGACGCTCGACGTCCGCTTCGTCGTGCCCGGCCCTGTCGTGCCGTGGCAGCGCGCGTCATCGGTCGGCACGCGCCGCTACACGTCCGCGAAGCAGCGCGGCTACCAGCGCACCGTGCGCCTCGTGGCGATGGCAGCGCGACCGCGTGGGCCGTGGCTGCCGAGCAAGTCGCAGCGCTACCGCGTCGACGTCGAGGCGTACCTGCCCGACGAGCGCAGGCGCGACCTCGACAACGTCGCAAAGACCATCCTCGACGCGCTCAACGGCGTGCTCTACCTCGACGACTCGCAGGTGGTGACGCTGCTCGTCGCGACGCATATAGACCGCGAGAAGCCGCGTGTGGAGGTGACCGTCGCGGAGGTCGAGCGCGAGGTCGTGCCCGCGCCAAAGAGCCGCCAGCGCGCCGCAAAGGCCATCGCGTGAAGAAGGCCGCTCGCAGCCTGCTCAGCGTGGACGTGCGCGCCCTGCTCGCGGAGCACGTCGCGGAGGTCGAGCTCGTCGCCAGCCTCGAGGCCGCGCCCGTCATCGACCCGGCCATCGCCAGCCTCGACGACCGCGCCATCGAGACGATCACCGCCGAGCACTCGGCCCGCCGTGCGCGACTGGCAGACGAGGCCACGCGGATGGCGCTGCTCATCCTCGCGCGTGAGTCGAGGGGCGAGTCGTCGCGCCCGCCGTTCCGTGGCGTGCTCGCAGCCCTGCGCGCCATCGACGAGGTCCGCGTGGACGGTGCGCCGGTGAGGTCGTCGTCGTCGCCGTCGCGCTTCGAGCCGGAGCATCGCGGCGCGTCAGGCACCGCCAGCGGAGACGCAGGCCAGCGTGCCGTCGAGCGCATCGCGCCCGTCTCGCGTATGTGGGCGCAGTGCCTGTCGAGCGGGTGGACGCTCACGACGTATCCGGCCACGCAACGCCTCGACGCCGAGCAGGCTCGCGAGGTGGTCATCTGGGCGACGCTCGGCATCCCAGGCACGCGCGTACCGCTACAGCATCCGCAGCCGATGCGCGGTGAGGGCGCACGCCAGAAGCAGCCGCGCTACAGGCTCACGGTGCGCGGCAAGCCAAGCGCCTACAGCGTTGACCCATACGACGACCCATCGCCGCGAGAGGTGGCAGAGCACGCAAGCGCGATGTTCGCCGTCGAGGTGCCGGTGGGACACGTCGTCGCACTCAGGCGCGAGGGCATCGCGGAGTTATATTCACGACTGGCAGGGCGCGGGCTGATACCGCGCGACGGGAGGCTAGACGCTATGGCCGCGACACGCGCGACACCGTGGGACGTGCAGGGCTGGAAGGAAATCTCGACGGTGCTCGGGTGCAGCGACCGTCAGGCGCAGAAGCTTGCGGCACGCGCGGAGAAGCCTGCGCCAACGTACAAGACGTTCGTCGGCGTCGTCGCTGTGCAGTCCGAGCTGCACGAGTGGATGCGCGGCGAAATGCGTCGGAAGTAGTGCCGATGCGTGTTCGTTTCTATTCGCGACAGTTCGCGCCAACAGGCTTGCACGGGGTTGAAATGCCGTCCTCACTTAGAATCGCGAGGCGAGGCGTCACCTGATGGCACGACCGAGCATGATCACGGAGGCGTTCACGCAGCGTGTGTGCGCCCGCGTGAGGGCAGGATTGCGTGTCGAGTCAGCCGTGCAAGCGGAAGGCGTCGACAAACGAAACCTTGAGTATTGGCGGCGAGAGGCCGAGCGCGGACACGCGCAATACTCGGAGTTCCTTGCGGCCGTCGCTCGCGCTCGCGCAGAGTTTGAGGCCGAGACGCTGGACGTCATTCGGCTGCAAGCCACGCCTACCGACAACGGCGAGATTCAAGACTGGAAGGCGCGAGCGTGGATGCTCGAGCGCATGATGCCTGACGCATACGCGCCGAGTCAGACGATGGTGCTGAAAGCGCAGGACCAAGCGGCGCAGGACGTCCTCGAGGTCGCGCGCGAGGTGCTGCCGTCGCAGTGGTACGCGGCGCTCTTGGCAGCGCTGGCTGGCGTCGGCGAGGGCGATGCGCAGGGCGACGCCGACGAGGGCGACGAGGCGCACTGATGGGGCAGGGCGGCTACGTCCGCGAGCAGATACGGGCGCGCAAGCTACAGCGGGCGAGGGGCAGTCTCGCAGCGCAGGCGGCGCTGAGGCTCGCAGAGCTTGAGGCGAAGGCGTCTCCGACGAAGCGCGACCTCCGCGCGCGCCTGCCGCTCGTGGAGTACGTGCCCGCGCTGTCACCGCGCTGGTCTGCGCCGCATCACCTTGCGCCGGTGGCCGAGCTCTTCGAGCGCGCCATTCGCGGCGAAGTCGTCAGGGCTTGCGTCTCGGTGCCTGCGCAGTTTGGAAAGACGACGCTGATTCAGCACGGCATCGTCCAGGCGCTGTCGCGGCAGCCGACGTGGCCTGTCGTCTACGCATCGTATTCGGCCGACTTCGCGCACGACCGCAGCAAAGAGATTCGCGACCTTGCGCGTGAGGCTGGGCTGGCGCTGCGCGACGACACGAGCGCGGCTGGACGCTGGCGGCTGGTCGAGGGTGGCGGTCTGCTTGCGACGGGCATCGGCGGTCCGCTCACCGGATACGCGGCGCAGATCGTAGTCGTCGACGACCCTCACAAGAACCGCGAAGAGGCCGAGAGCAGACGCGAGCGCGACAAGGTCGAGGACTGGTTGCGCTCAACGGCGCTTACGCGCATCGCGCCGACAGGCTCGTGTGTGGTGGTCCATACTCGATGGCACCCGGACGACCTGATTGGACGCCTCGAAAGTGATGGATGGGAGACGGTGAACCTCCCTGCGATTACCGCTGACGACGAGTCGCTTTGGCCGTCGCAGAGGCCGCGTGAGTTCCTGCGCCAGCGCGAGCGCGAGGTCGGCCCGTACGAGTGGGCAGCGCTCTACATGGGCCAGCCTCGAGCACGAGGCGGCGCGGTGTTCTCAGCATCGCCGACGACGTACGCAGTCGCACCCACGGAGCTTTCGCGCGCGATCGGCCTCGACCTCGCGTACAGCGCGCGGACGTCGGCTGACTGGTCGGTGGCCGTCGTGATGGGCAAAGCCGGTGTCGGGCCGGATGCGCGGTACTACGTCCTCGACGTGATGCGCGAGCAGATGCGTGCGAGTGACTTCGCGCTGCGTCTCGCGGAACTGAAATCGCGCTGGCCGCACACGGCGACGCGCATTTACGCAGGCGGCGCAGACCGTGGTGCGCTTGACTTCCTCGCGCTGCCGCCACCTCGCGGCGTGGGCCTCAGCGTCGACGTCAAGCCCGCGCTCGGAGACAAGTACAGCCGCGCAACTCCCTTCGCCGCAGCGTGGAACGCAGGCCGCGTGCTCGTGCGCGAGGGCGCTGCGTGGACGCGTGACCTGTGCGACGAGGTCGCGCGATTCACCGGGCAGAACGACGCGCACGACGACCAGGTAGACGCGCTCGCAGCGGCCTTCGACTTGCTCTCAGAGATGCACGTCGGCTCGCCAGTCGCGAGCACTGGCCGTCGCGTGAGCGCAGACCTCACGCGCGATTACGCGCCGCGCGATGGACGCGGCCGGAAGAACTACTGGGGCTGACGCCCTCGGAGCAATACCGATGACGACAACCCGCAAGCCGCGCGCGACACGCACCGTCGCAGCCGCCACGCCTGAGCCGATGGGCACCGTGACGCGCATCCCTGAGATGGGGCGCGTCATCCGTCCGCAGCCTCTCAGCGCTATCACGGGCCGTGCGCTACAGCCGGTGTCGCCGGGGCGCATCTCGACTGCTCTGCGTGAACTCGACTTCGGCAACTACGAGTATTGGGCCGACATGGCGACGCAGATGCGCCGTGACCCTGTCGTACGTCGCGCGTACGCCACGCGCCGCTCGTCGGTGGCAGGCCGTCGCTACGCTGTCGAGATGCCGCCTGACGTCGCGCCTGAGATGCGCGGTGCAGCGCAGGAGTTGGTCGAGCTGACGAAGGAATGGCTCTCTTCGCTTGAGGCTCGCGAGACGTTTCTGATGCGCGTGCTCGACGGCATCGGCATGGGCATCTCGGTGCACGAGCTGGTGTGGTCGCGCATGAACGGCGCGTGGATGCCGCAGCCTGTGCCGGTGCAGACACGCAACTTGCGGTACGCGCAGGACTGGACTCTCGAGGTCAGGGACTTCGATTATCAGTGGTACAACACCGTAAACTTCCCCGCGAAGTTTCTTACGCACGTGCCGTGGACAGACCCCGGCCGTCCAATGGATCAGGGCGATTTCCTCGCGTGTGTTTTCTACTGGATGTTCAAAAGGAACGTATGGACGTTCTGGCTTGTCGGCGCTGAGCGATTCGGCAATCCGCTCGTGCTCGCGCAGATGGCGGCGTCGTCGGATTCGTCGCAGCGCCAGCGCATCCTCGACGACCTCCAGCAGCTCACGGCCGACTCGGTCGGCGTCACGAGCGGCACCAGCGATATCAAGATCATCGACCCTGCGGGCGCGGGTTCAACGGGCGTGTGGAAAGAACTGCGAGCGTCGCTGAACGAAGAGATTTTCCTGTCGCTCGGCGTGTCGCCCGACCTCTACCTGAGCGGCGCGAACGGCTCGCGCTCGAGCACGGAGACGCGCGACGGTGTGCGTCTCGAGGGCAGCAAGCTCGACGCCACGCTCATGTGGGGCTCGATCACGCGCGACGTCGTGAGGTGGCTCGCGTACTACAACCTGCGCCGCGCTGATATCCCGCTGCCTGTCATCACAACGATCTTCGACGACACGCTGCCGATTACCGCTGACGCCATCAACGTCGGCGCTGTGCGCATCAACGAAGTGCGCTCGTCGCTCGGCCTGCCTGCGTGGAGTGTCGAGGACGGTGGCGAGGATATCGCAGAGGTCGCGCAGGCTGCCGCGCCGATGCTGCCGGGCCTGCCGCTTGAGCCTGCTGCGCCCGCATTCAATCCAGAGACAGACCTCGTCGCGGAGCCCGCACGCGCATCCGACACGGCGCTCAACGGCGCGCAGGTCGAGGCGCTTATGGGCATCGTGGCGCAGGTCGCGACTGGCCAGCTGCCGCGCGCGAGCGGCGTCGAGATCATGGTCGCTGCGTTCCCGATCTCGCGCGAGGACGCAGAGCGCATCATGGGCGCAGTCGGTCAGGGCTTCGTGCCTGCGGTCATCAGCGAGGATGGCTCAGTCGCGCAGCCCGCGACGCCTGCGACGCCTGCGACGCCAGCGCCTGTCGCTGCGCCCTCAGCGCCCGCTACGCCCGCTGCGCCTGCGGAGGCTAGTGCAGCGCCGGTCGACGTCGCCACGCCCGCTACAGACGCGCCTGGGGGTGCGCTCGCGGGGCTCCCTTTCTCGACGTCACAGGGCTCGGCGGGTGGGATGCCGAGCTTGTCGACGACGTCTTCGAGTTCGGTGACGTCCGCGCCCTCGCAGACGAAGCAGAGGCGACGCGTGTTCGCGCGGTAATCGGCCGTCCGTACGTCGTCGCAGCCGAGACGACCCTCGATGCGGTCGTGCTTTTCACGCCTGTCAGAGAGGCTATAGCGCGCGCTGCTGAGGGTGCTGCGGGAGCAGCGTCGGCAGAGGACGCGATTCGCGAGGCTATCGCCGCGTACAAGGGCGACCCGGACCTCGAAGCGCTCATCTATCAAGCAAGCGTCAAGAGCGACCTCGCCGGCCAGATGTTCGTGCGGCTTGTCGAGCTCGACGCGATGGGCGCGCAGCGGCAGCTCGCAACTGATTTGCGGCCGTCATTTCTCAAGATGCCGTTCAACGAGGCCGTCGCGTTCTGGCGCGAGCGCGGTGGTGACCCGGCCATCCTTGAGGAAGTGCTGCGCGCGTATCGGCGGCGTGCGTCGATGGCGACCGACGAGCAACTCGACGTCATCTCGCGTCGTGCGGTCGATGAGCTGCAACGCACGCTCGACACGGGCTCGACTCTGCGCGACTTCTCTCGCGCGATGAATGACCAGAGCATCACGCTCGGCATCGCGCCTGCGGACCCGTCGTATCTCGAGAACGTCTATCGCACCAACGTCGCGAGCGCGTATGGCGCAGGCCGCTGGCAGCAGATGAACGACCCCGACGTCATCGACGCACGGCCCTACCGCCAATGGTTCACCGCGCGCGACAATCGCGTGCGAGCGGAACACGCGCCGATGGAAAGCAAGGTCTGGCGCGCGGACAATCCTGCGTTTAGCGTGCTCGCGCCGCCTGCGGGATTCATGTGTAGGTGCAGTCTGGTCACCGTGTCGCAAGAAGAGTTTGACGACGAGGGCCTCGCGAAGGACTTCGTCGAGAGCATTCCCGCTGGCTTTGTGATGACGCCGGGATTCGGCGCATCGTCTTTCGTGAGGTGACCTGATGGCTACCAAGCAAACTGCAACCGCGTTCGCTGACCGCCGCATCCTCGCGCTGCGTGCGTCGCTGGGCGCGTTCGCTGACGGCATCAAGCCCGCGATGAAGTCGCCGCTCCTCGTGGACGCTGCGTGCTCGTGGGTCGAGATGGCCTATGAGAGCGAATGGAACGGCCATCCCGCTGGGCCATTCGCATTTACGCGCGCGGTGTTTGCGGACATCAAGCGTCTCTACGACATGGGCGAGCAGCCTGTGCCTGTGCTGTGGGGTCACCCGCGCCACGACCTCGGCGTTCCCATCGACGCGGCTGGTTGGATTCAGGCGCTTGAGATTCGCGACGGTGCGCAGGGCGTCGAGTTGTGGGGCTACGTCGAATGGACGAAGGACGCAGCCGACCGCATCGCGCTTGGTGCGCAGCGCTTCTGCTCGGTGGTCGTGGACTTCGCGCCGATTGACCGCGTCACCGGCGAGAGCGCGGGCCTCGCTGAGCTGTACGAACTTGGGCTCACGCCGAGTCCATTTCTGCCGGGCATGACGCCCATCACTCTCTCCCGCGTCGGGGCTCCGTCGCGGAAATCCACAAGGAGTCTCGCAATGGATCCCACGAAGGTTTTGATGGCAATCGCGACGGCGCTCGGCCTCAAGAAGGACGCCACGCCGGAGAAGATGAAGAAGGCCTTTGACGCGCTCGTTGCGCTCGCTGGCGCGATGGCAGAGGAGTCGATGCCCGTCGCGGAAATCGCGTCGGAGGGCGTCGCTGAGATGATGATGGACGAGAAGAAGGTCAAGGGCCTCTCGCGCATCGCGGCTGGCGTCCGCAAGCTCGCGGATGAGCTGCTCGTCGATGAGATGGTCGAGAGCGTGCCCGACGTCTCCGACCTCGCGGAAGAGGCTACTGAGGCCGCTGGCACGATGGTGCTCGGCAAGCTCGTGGAGGCGACCGGACTCGATGAGGCTGGCGTCGTCGCGGCCATCACGGAGAAGCTCGACCAGATTGCGGCGATGCTCGTCGCTGGTCCGGTGAGCGGCATGAGCGCCGACGCTGGCGCGCAGATGATGCGCCAGACCACGGAACTCTCGGCGCACAAGGCTCGCGCGGTCGAGCTCGCGGCGACGGTGCAGACGCTCCAGGCGCAGGTCGCGGAGCTGTCGCAGGAGCGTGCGCAGCGTCAGGCGCTTGAGCGCACGGCTCGCATCGCGGCGTCGTTCTCGCGGCTGCTCGGCGAGGGCCGCGTCACTGAGGCGCAGCGCGACACGTTCGTGAAGGCAAGCGAGCAGAACGAGACGCTGGCGCTCGACATCTACAGCGCGCTGCCCGCGACCGCGCAGCCGCCTGTCGGCGCACTCGTCACCGGCCCGAAGGCCGCGCGCGAGAACGGCGTCGCCAAGCTGTCGAGCACTGACCCGCTCGTCAACATTTTCCGCGCTGACGCAAAGGCCGCTGGCCTTCGTGGCAAGGCTGCGGATGACCATGTCGCCGTGATGCTGAGCAAGCACGCGGCTCGCAATTCCAACGCGTGACGCGCGTCGGTTCACCCGCTCAATAGGAGATCACCATGGCTGCACTCACCGCAATGACGGCGCGTCAGACGCGCAACGATTCGCTCGCTTCGTACGCCACGTACACCTGCACCACCGGCACCACCATTTACGAGGGCTCGCTCGTGATGCTCACGTCGTCCACCGGCCTCGCGCTGCCGGGCGCTGACACCGCCTCGTGCGTGTTCGTCGGCATCGCCACGGAGACGGTCGTCTCGGCCGCCGCTGGCGCGACCATCAACGTCAAGTTTGGGCACGAGGAGCTGCTCGGCGCGGCGTCGACGCTCGTCGGCGTGCACGGCGCTGCCGTCGTCATCTCGGACAGCGACCTCGTCACGACTGCCGCTCTCGGCACCAACGATGTCAAGGTCGGTGACCTCATCCAGGCCGTCTCCACCACCGCTGGCTGGGTGCGTATTCGCGGCGCGGCGACGCTCTGATAGCGTCATCAGAATCACACTCAGGAGCAACCAATGTCTGACTCTTCACACGTCATCAATCAGACCGCCATTGACGCGGCTGCAACTGTCTTCCGTTCGATGGCCGACGAACTGTTCACGTCGTCCGCTGACGTCGGCCTCGTCAACGCGCTCTGCGAGACGATCCCCGCTGACGGTGGCACGACCACGTCGATCATCCTCGAGGACTTCCTCGGCAACTGGCTCGAGTTCGACGGCGCGCGTCAGACCGGCGTGAGCCGCGCGTACCGCCTCAACGTGCTGCTCACCACGTGGGCCGTGCAGCTCAAGATCCGTCGCCGTGATGCAGAGTACGATCGCTCGGGAATCGTCGCCGCGCGCGTCCGCAAGTTCATGAGCGCTGCGCAGTCCTACAAGGACTACGTGCTGCATCAGGGACTCTTCCTCAACAGCGGTGACGGCCCTGTCGGCTACGACGGCGTCAACCTCTTCTCGACGTCGCACCCCAACGGGCCGAGCGGCAATCAGAGCAATAAGACCACGTCGGCTCTCAGCCCGCTGACCTTCGACACGGCGTTCGCGTCGATGACGTCGCTGCAGCGTGAGAACGGCGAGCCCTTCCGCATCGTGCCGCGCTACCTCGTCGTCGGCCCGAAGAACCGCCTTGTCGGCGCGGAGATCACGAAGATGGATATCCGTGGTCGCTCGGTCGCCAACACCGGCCTCGAGGCTGGTGCGGCGGTCGTCGCGAGCGCGGGAGTCAGCAACGCGTACAACGGCCTCGTCGACCTCATCGTCGACCCGCGCATCGTCGGCACGCAGGACGACTACTGGTACCTCGTCGGCGAGGGCCCTGGCGGCGCAAAGCCGATGTTCTTTGTCGAGGGCGCGGCTCCGCGTGAGCAGCTCGACATCGACCTCAGCAGCCCGACCGTCATGCAGAATGACGCGCTGACCTTCGGCCTCATCGCTGATGGTCAGTACGCGGCCGGGATGTGGCCCTGTATCTACGGCGGCATTTTGTAGCCGGTTAGATATGATTAGTGCAAGCACGCACTAATCATGTCCCCACAGACCATGCGAGTCGCAGTCGCGCGCAAGCGTGATGGCGGGTGCAACTCCCGCCGCTGGTCCCGCTGCATATCGCAGCGTTCATCATGAGGAGATGAAGCAATGGAATACGATCACTCCACGCCATACGGGCACGTGCCCGCGAATGCGCGTCCCGAAGCGCGCCTGCTCGTGCGCGTCACCGTGCGTCCCGGTCACATGGGCCAGATGCTCAATGACGGCCGCGCGTACCCGTCAGGCACGCACACCATCCAGATTTACCGCAGCGACCTGCCCGCGCTTCAGCGGCTCGTCGAGACGCGCGAGGCCGACTACCAGTCGTGCATCGCGAACCTGCCGACGTACATCGCGGACTGGTGCGCGCAGACCAAGCGCGCGGAGGGCGAGTGTCCTATCAGCGCTGAGTCGCAGTTCCGCACCATCACGCTGCGCGACGTGCTGCCGCTGACGGGCGTCGAGGTGCTGCGCGAACTCGACACCATCGAGATTGAGCACGAGCGCACGAAGGCGCGCGCCATCGCGGAGACGGCAGCGACGGCGGCTGCGTCGCCGGGTGCAAGCGACGCGGTTCTCGCGAGCGTGGTGAACGCGCTCGAGAAGCTCAACGCGAAGCTCGACGCGTCCACGCAGCAGAGGCGCGGCTGATGGCTCGCGCGCGCCGCACGTCGAAGTCGCTTGCTGAGGTCGAGGAGGCCGCTGCGCCCGTCGTCAGCGACGCCCCCATGGCTGAGCACGTCGAGGCTGCGGCGCGCGCTGTGGTGGCTCCTGGAGAGCGCGTCCGATTCATCACGGTCACAGGCGTCGTGTGCGAGGCCGTCGTGGTCCGCATCGACTGGATGAACGGCATCGAGCTGCGTGTGCGCAAGCCAAGCGGCATGACGTTCATCACCTTTGCTGATGAGGGCGAAGGCCCCGACACCTTCCAGCGCGAGGCGTGACATGGCTCTCCTGACCGACGCGTACATCGAATCGATGCTGGGTGGCGGCACGCGTGGTCCCGCGCAGTACGCGGCCATCGCGAGCGACGCAGGGGCACGCGCGGTCTACATCGCTGCGGCCGACGCGACGGTGCTCAGCGCGTGTCGCAAAGGCGGGTATTCGTCGGTCACGCTGTCTCCTCAGCAGCCGTCGAGCGGCGACGCCTTCGAGCTGCTGCGGCTCATGTCGTTCGGCGCGTGGCTGAAACTCGCGTCGTTCTACGCGCGCGGCATCGAGATTCCGGCCGCGATCGTCGCGACGATTCCCGACCCGTCGAGCATCTACGCGACTGACGGTGTGCGCCTCGACTTGCCCGGCCTCGAGCGCGACCCGCTCGGCGGCGATGGTGGCGCGGACATCATCAACGGCACGACGATGACCTCGTCGGACCCCGTCTTCACGATGCGCAACCTGTCGCTGTTCTGATGGGTGTCACGTACCCACCGGGCCGCAGCCCGCAGGACTTGGCGCGTAAGATGAGCGCGATGATGAAGCGCACGCAGGACATGACGCCCGCAATGAAGGTCGGCGCGGAGGCGATTGACCGCCTCATGAAAAAGACCTTCGATCTCAGCGCGTCGCCGACTGGCGTGCCTTGGAAAGAACTCAGCAAGAAGACGATCAAGAAGCGCAAGAAAAAATCGGATACGCCGCTTGTCGACACTGGAATGCTGCGCAAGCGCACGGTCGCGCGCGGTGGTGCACGCACCATCTATTTCAGCAGCAACATCGAATACGCAGGATTCCAGCAGTTCGGCACACGCTTCTTCCCAGCGCGGCCATTCATGCCGATCACGCGCGACGGCCAACTCACCGACGACGCAGGCCCTGCAAAGCTGGTCTTTGATCGCATCGCTGCGCAAGTAGGTAGCTTCATCGTCAACGGGAGGCTGCGCTGATGACTGCCGTCGCCGACGTCGCCATTCGCCGCGCGCTGCGTGAGGTGCTGGAAGGCACCGCCACGGGCGTACGCGCCATCACGCCGGGCCTACTCTCGTGCGACGTGGCGCAGGGCACCGCAGACCTGACGCTGTCGCTGCGCACCGCTAGCACCGCGCGCGTCGAGATTGCCGTCGCGTATCCGATGCTCGAGGACCGGCCGCAGCAGCCGAGCAACATATGGATGCGCGGCCTCGAGGTCACGCTGACGTACAGCTACCTGCTTGAATCGCAGTCGCTGCTGCCGACCGAATACGCCGCCGTCAAGGCCGCTGCGGCGTCGTCTACGGACCTCGTCGCGCAGGCGCTCGCGTGGCCCGGCAAACTCACAACGACTGTCGGTGGCGTGGCGACGGGCATCGTGTCGGGCGTGCTGATGTGGCAGGGCACGACGGTCACGCGCGATGACGCGGCACGCTCAGGGCAGACCGATGGTGGTGGCCTCTACCAGCTCGAGCAGCGCTTCACGGGTGTCGTGCTCACTGCGGCCGATATCGTCTAAGGAGAACACTCATGACCGTTCAAGTTTCTGCTCTCGGGCGTACGCGAATCGCGGCTGAGGCTGCGTTCGCCGTCGATGAATCCGGCACGCCTGCAAATTTTCTCGACCTGCCGATTGTCGAGAACAGCGGCACCTTCGTCCCGCTCACCGACCATCTCGAGCCTGAGCTGCAACAGCAGTATCTGCACAGCTACACCAACTCCAAGATGGTGCTCGCGAAGAAGTCGTCGACGCTCGCGCTGACGACGTATCTCGCAGGCACGGGCGCACCGCAAGACGGCAACAACGCGTGGTCCACGACGTGGGCACTCGGCCGTCTGCTCGCCGCGCTGATGGGCGCTGCGTACCAGGGCACGCCGCAGGCTGCTGCGACGGCCGTCACGGCAGGCTCCACGACGACCAGCGTCAACGTCACGGCAGGCCACGGCAACACGCTCGGTGCGCCCGGTGGCGCGTATGCCGTGCGCATCCAGTCGACAGGTCTTTACGAGGCGCGTGAGATTCTGTCGTGTACGGCAAACGCAGTCGTGCCGAAGGTCGCGCACAGCGCTGCGCCTGTCACTGGCGAGCCCATTATCTGGGCCACGACGTTCGGCCTGACCAACAATCTCGCGGGCTTCCTCTCGACGCTGCAGTTTCTCATCGAAGGCGCGGAAAGCGGCGATGAGTACGTCGGCCTCGGGATGCAGGGCACGATGTCGATCGACATCACGCAGGGTCAGATCGCGAAGCTCAGCACGCAGCTCACGGGCGCGTCGTGGGCGCGCACGAGCACGTTGTCGCTGGCAGCTGCGACGATCACCGATTTCTCGCCCATCGCGCACATGACGTCCGAGCTCATCCTCGGCACTGGCACGATCACGGCATCGCAGACGCGCAACGTCGTGTCGCACTCGTCGTCGACGTGGACGCCGGGGCTTGCAAATCTGCCGGTCACGTCGCCGGAAGGGCCTGCGTCGAGCGGCATCATCGGCTGGAAGCGCGCGCGTGGTCGCGCGATTACGGGTCAGGTGCAGGTCTACGACGACACCGCGACCAACTGGATCACCGCAGACACGAATCGCACCGACCTCAGCCTGTTCCAGCAGATCGGCATGACGACGTCGGGCATCGTGCTGCTTAGCGCGCCGACCGTGCAGCTCTCGGTGGTGCCGCCGCGCACGCCTGCCAATGACCTGTATGGCTTCCTCGTCTCGTGGGCTGGCCGCAACGACGAAGCCATCGCCGCGCCATCTACGGACGTGCAGCGCAGCGCCTTCCGCGTTCACATCTTCTGATAGCCACACACGCAGAACTGCGCTTGAGGAGGCGCACGTATGCATTACGAATCCGACCCGACTCGCGAACTCCATTGCTGCGTTTCCTTCGACCCTGCGATTGACCGCGCGGCGATGGGGCGCGACTTCGTCAGGCACTTCGGGCACGTCGGCCAGACGGTCGATGAGGCACGCTACGGCACGCGCGACAAGGCGCTGCTCAAGTACGTCGCGGGCAAGCGCGCAAGCGTCTTTGTGCTGCGCCCGCTGCGTGCGTACGAGCGCGCTCAATGCGACTCGCTGCCGACTGCGGAGTCACGCTGGCTGCGTGCGCTGTCCTATGCGCTGGTGCGCGCAGAGGTGTGCCCGCCGCTTGCCTGGAAGAGCGAGGCTATCTTCCCGCGCGAGCAGCACGACGGGCGTCCCGCGCTCGACGCTGACGCGCTGGATTACCTGATGGAATGCGTGAGCATCGAAGCGCTCTACGAGATTGGCGCGGTGGCCTACGCGCGGAGCAGACTCGGCCCTTTCGTCGAGGGCTTTGCGCCGCTTCCGGCTACCTCGGCGTTCGTGCTGGCGCGTCAGTCCCTGTCCCATGCGGACACCCACACGGCGACCGCATCCGACACGTCGACCACCGTCGCGGGCTAGACATGGCCCGTGCGGACGCTAGGAGCGTGCGTATCGCGTGGGACTGCGACTGTGGCGGTGAGCGGCTAGTCGCGGTGCGTCGCGGCTCTAGCGCGGGCCTAGGCGCTGCTGTCGAGCGCATCCGCAACGGCATCGGCCGGATGACCAACGACACGCCGACGTCGTGCCCGTGGCGCGCGTACGGCGACCCGGTCGTGTCGGCTGCGATGGCGATGCGTCGGCACTGGTCGCACGGCGCGATCGACGTAGACCAGCAGCTCGCGGTCGTCGTCGACGCGCTGCTCGAGATCGACGGCGCGCAGAACACAATCGAAGCGATGGACCTGCGAGCGGAGCGCGAGCGCCGCGAGTCGGAGCGTCGGATGGCAGAGGCTCAGCGGAGGTGAGTGATGGCTGAGCAGGACATCCACGTCAAAGTCGAGTTCGATACTTCGCAGGCGACCACCGCGCTCAAGGGCGTTACGCAAGCGGCAACGCAAACGGCGGCAGCCACAACCAAAGTTGGCGACGCGACGCAAGCGGCGCAGACCAAGATTGGGCAGTACGGCAGCGCGCTCGGCCTTGCTGGTCAGGCTGTCGGCAAACTGAACCCGGCACTCGGTGGGCTGGTCACGATGGCTGGCTCTGCGACTGGCGTCATTCAAGGGCTGACGACTGCTGGTCTTGGTCCGCTTGGCATCGCGCTCAGCGCACTAAGCATCGCGGTTTCTGCGGGTACGTCATTGTGGGCTGAGTACAGCAAGGAAGCCAAAGACTCCGCGAAGGATATCAAAGAGCAAGTCATCCCGACGCTCGGTGACCTTGTATCCAAGGTACAAGAAGCGAACCGCGCGATGTCAACGCGCTCGCGCGTTGCGATGGGCCTCGGAACATCGATTGAGCAGGAGGCGTTTACCCGTCAAGCGGAGCAATACGCAGAGACGGTGCGTCAACGTCGTGCGGCACTTGAGCAGCGCGGACCAGAGGGATCGCTGAGTCTTGGCACGCGCCTCGAAAATGAGCGTCGATATCAGGCAGAGATTGAACGGCTGCGGACTGAAGAAACGCGCGCGGAGCAGGTCGCGCTTTATCGTGTGCGCTTGCAGAATCAGGCCGTCGCTGAGGAACAAGACCGCGCGAACATCGAGCTTGAGCAAATCCGCGAAGAGGCCGCGAAAGAGGCAGCTAAGAATCAAGAGGAAGCTGATCGTCGCAATCGATCGTCACGCGTGCAATCTGTGCGTGACACGACGGCGGCGCTCGTCGACGTCTACGCGGAGCAGCGCGCCGCAATCGCGGAGCAGATTCAGCGTGATATCGCGTGGAACGAAGAGACGATGGCCGACGAGGCCGACGTACGCGCGCGGATGCGCCAGCAGGAAATCGACGAGTCGAACGCAGCGAAGGACCGTGCAATCGAGGTGGCCGCTGAACAGCGCGACGTGTTGAAAGCGCTGCAAGACGAGCAGGCTGCGCTGTTGCAAGAGAGCACTGACGCCGTGTTCTCTTCGATTGAAACCGCGATGCAGTCTAGCGTCGACGCGATGCTTGACGGCAGCCGCTCCATCGGCGAGGCCATGCAGGACATGGTCAAACAGATCGCGAAGTCGCTGGCGAGCGAAGCCATCATCCAAGGACTGAAAGCAACGGCGATGGGCCTCGGCGCGCTCGCAGTCGGCTCACCTAGTGCTGCGCTGCACTTCGCTGAGGCTGGCAAGTGGGCCGCTGTCGGCGTCGCTGCTGGCGTCGTGGGCGCTGCGTCTGGCGCGTTCGGCGGTGGAGGTGGCGGTGGCGGCGCTGGCCCTGCTGCGGCCACTGGCGGGCCTGCGCTGACGGCTGGCGCTCGCGAGGGCGCGGGCACGACGGTCGTCATCAACTGGGGCAGCAGCGGGCTTGTGTACGCGGCTGACCGCGCGCAGCTCGGGCGCGACATCAGCGGCATGATCAGCGAGGCGCACGGTCGTCTCGGTCGGGGGATGTGATGCCGCGTGACCTGTACTCGCCAGCGTGGGATTTCGCGACGCTCGGCATGGGCACCATCAGCGGCACGAACGCGGCCGTCATCGCGGGCACCATCAGCGGCAACATGGGCTTTGCGACTGGCGTCTACGCGCACGGCGACGTCGTAGGCAGCGCGGACGGCGTCACCATCGGGTCGTTCCGCACGGCGATGCAGACGCAGATTGCCGGGCTCACGGTGACGTTCTCGCTGTCGACGCTGAAATACACGCTGAGCGCTGCGGGCGCATTCTCGGTCACCTGGACAGGCGCGGCAGGCACGGTGATGCGCGACCTCCTTGGCTTCGAAAGCAACCTCAGTTTGTTCTCGTCGTACACCAGCACGAAGCGCCCGAAGTACCTCATCGTCGCGCGGCTCGCGGGCCAGTCGCAAGTGCATGAGACGTATGAGCCCGGTGGGCGCATCTCGTACGCGGAGAGCGACGACGGGCAGGCGTATTCGACGCACCCTGTCGAGCTGCCGACGTATCGCGACTGGACGCAGCCTTTCGAGACGCAGTCCGGTCCGACTGATGCCGAGTGGAACGCCAGCGGCTCAGTCGGCGGCGCAGCTGTGCGCAGGGCTGACGTGGGCAGCGCGACGAAGGTGACGTGGACGTGGGAGGATTTCGTCAAGCACTGCCGCGCGACGCTGCCGTTTCAGCTCGTGGACCGCGCGACGTCGGTGAAGGGCGAGGGCCAGCTCTACAAGCTACGCGGCGAGGGCGCGCACTTCGACCCGACTCGAATCACCGCTGACTACGATGGGCACTGGACGATCCCGATGGTGTGTCGCGTGCTCACGGCGACGACGGCTGCGCCATGAGCTGGGCCGACGTCATCGCGCGCGGCAGCGGGGCTATCGCGTATCGCCTCGTCATCGCGGGCCACCCGCTTGAGTTCGTCAGCGCGTCGTATCTCGTCGGCTCGGGCACTGAGGACCGCGCGCGCATTGGCGGCCTCGAGGCTCGCAGCATTCAGTGGTCGGAATCGCTGGACCCTGCGGCCGTCAAGCTGCGTGCGCAGGGCTTCACGGCACGCATCGTCGATGACGGCAGTCACCGCACCGGCGACTCGTTCGTGCGCCAGCCGTCGCGCATCAACTACCTCACGTCGTCGGTCATGTCAGGCACCGTCGCCATCCCGATGGCGAACACGAACACCGCGAACGGCGACATCTTCTACCTCGGAAACGAGTGCTTCAAAATCACGAGCGGAGGCGGCACCGCTGCGCCATCGTGCACCGGAACGCGTGGCTATCGCGACAGCATCGCGACGGCGCACTACGTCGACCCGACGCTGGGTCTGTCGCGGCCTGAGATTACGTTCGAGGAGCCCGGCCAGTACAACGGGCGTCCCAGCATCGAAGGCAGCCTCGCGTACCTCTACGCGTACGGCGACGGCGAGACGGGCACGGGCACACTCGTCTGGCGTGGCATCGTCGCGGCGCAGCCGAAACTGCGTGACCTCACCGTGTGGGAGGTCGAGCTCGACAGCGTCGCGAGCGTGCTCGACCAGACGCTCGGTGCGGACCTCGCAGAGCCGTCGATTCTGCGCGGCATCAACTACAACGCGCAGACCGCGCCGACGTTGCAAATCAGCATCCTCAGCGGCGACGACATCGACAGCGCCATCGCGCACACCGCGACGGTCGGAGGCCCTGACCTCGCAGGCTTCTACGAGACGCAAGAGGAGTTCTGCGACGCGCTGAACGCATTGATTCGCACGGCCTCGAGCACGTGGGGCACGGCTGCGTTGAATCGCACAAGCGGCGAGCGTCCGACGCTTATTGCGCGCCCCGGCTCGTCAGGCGCATACACGCTGACGTATTCGACGCCAAGCGCGTCGCACCGCTATTGCCTAGTGGATAGCGAGAGCGGCAGCACGACGCGCGTCGACCCTGAGTTTATCAGCACGCTGTTTCTGCGCCGACTGTCCGATGGTGTACGCACCGACCAAGTCAGCTCAAGCGATTCCTACGAATGCCAGTCGCTTTCGCGCCTTGACGGCGCTGGCACCGTTCCGCGCGGATTTATTGGCGAGCAGACCGACGCATACACCGACACGGTGTTTATCGGCGGCACGCTGACGCTGGACGTCGGCGATACCATCTCTATCGACTGGCCTGCCTTCGACGGCAAAGAGGCTTTCACGCGCGACTACTACGTGGTGGCGTGGGACTCAACGCTGCGACGCGCGACCGTGCGCCGTCGTCGCGTGCATGGCCCTCGGCCCGGCGTCGTCGACCGCTACTACACCGCATCGTCGGTTCCGAGCGTGACAACGTCGCGCAGTTACATCACCTCGGGGCCATTCAGCGATTTTATCTTCGTCCTCATCAATGACTCGCCAGAGTACTCGGCGACTGGCCGGATGCCGCTCGTCACTGCCGAGCACATCGACAACACCGGCCTCGCGACGACCATCGCATCCATCACGGCCGGTCGCGATTGGCTGGCATCGCGCAGCTACCTCGGCACCAGCGACGTCTCGCTGGCAAAGATGATCGAAGAGGAGTGCAAGCTCTATGGCCTCGTGCCGTCGATCACGACTGACGGGCGCTTGTCGTTCGTGCCCTTCCGCGTGGGCGCTGCGACTGAGGCGACGAGCTACACCGTCGACGAGACAAAGAACCTCAGCGGCGCGCAGATGCCGGGCTTCGAGCCGTCCGCGTTCGGCCTGCTGAACACTATCCAGCTCAAGACCGGCTTCGACCCGAAGACCGGAAAGCACATCGGCCGCACGTTCGTCGTGCGCGACTCGGCGGCGCTGTCGCGTAACCCGCTGCCGCGCACAATGAAGATCGAGCCGCGCTCGTCGTGGGCTGACGACCTCACCATCCCGTACAGCGAAGTCCTTGCAATGGCGCAGACGTGGCTCGGCGTGCTCGGCGCGGCGTACCAAACTATCACCGTTGCGTGCCGCCTCGATGCCATCGACGCGGTCATCGGCTCGCAGGTAGCCGTCACGGTCGCGCAGCTGCCGAATACGCTCGACGGCGGGCGCGGGATAACTCTCGCGTCGGGCGTCGTCATCGGACGCCGCGTGCGCCCGCTGGACGCCATCGTCGAGCTCACGGTGCTGACGACTCAGGTGCGCGTCGCGGGCTATGCGCCGTCCTCGCTCATCTCGTCGGTGACGCTCGTCAGCGGAAGTACGTACGACATCGTCCTCGATGCGACGCAGCCTACGGGCTACGCGACGACGAGCACGTGGCAAAGCGGCGACGTCATCCAGGTCACGCAGTACAATGCGACGTCGCCGACGTCGGTAACGGGCACGGTCACCACGGTCACGCCCTCGACGCGCACGGTGCGCGCCACGCTGTCGGGCGCTGCGCCCTCGGGCACGCTGACGCTGGAGTACCGCTCAGCAACGCTTGTGGCGGCGCAGCAGGAGCGGTACGCGTTCATCGCGCTTGAGGACGGCGCAGGCGGCAACGTGATCGAGTTCGCATCTGGCAACGTCGCGCCGCGACAGTTCGCGAGCTGAGGGCACATGAGCACAAGCAACGCGGGCGGCTTGATTCTCGGCGTCGACACGACGTACAGCAACTACGGCAATCGGCCTGTCCGCACGTCGGAATGGCAGAGCATCGCGAACAACCTCAACCACACGGCCGATGAGCGCTCGCGCGTGCTCGTGTGCTGGTCGCCGCGCTCCACGACGACCGGCGGCTACACCATCAAAGTCGCGGGCGCGTGGACGCGGCTGATGAGCTTCGGTCCGTTCCCGCTGCTTGTCGGCGCTGACGGCGTGCCATATCCCGTGCGTCTCGCGGTCGGTGGGCGCTCGACGGCATCGAGCCAACTGCGCATCGGTGTCTGCGTGGTCGGAGCGGCTGACGCGGATATGAGCGCGACTACTGCGCCCGCAAACGTGCTCGAGAGCGTGGCCTTCAACAACGGCACGAACCTCTGGCGCAAAGACGGATTCGTCACGGTCGACCCTGTCTTTCAGGATTACGGCATCGTCAATGCGCTCTCGGGCGCGACGCCGTCGACGGTGGCTGCTGTGCTCGTGACCGTCGAGGTGTGGGGCAAGAGCGCGACGGGCTCGGCGTGCATCGCGACGCAGGCATACGCCGCTGAGCAGGTGGCGACATGAGCGCGACAGTCCCGGCAGCACGCACTATCGTCCAGCAGGGCGACGTCGTCAGCGGGCAGGCTGTTCGCGCGCGTACGTGGCTTGACGCGGCCGAGCTTGCGAACTGGTGCGGCGGCAACGGCGAGACGCTGGTGCCTGCGTATTCGCCAGAGCAGACCGTCCCGGCAGGCAGCACGCGTGTGTTCCGCTATCGTGTGACTCCACCCGGTCGCGCGGTGCGTCGTGTGTGGGTGCTGTATCTCGAGGGAAACTGCGCCATCACGCTTGACGGCAACGTCGGACCAGCGACTGACTACATCGTCGACAGTGGCGGAACGTGGGTGCGCTACGTCGAAGACCTGACCGCGAAGTCATCGGCGCTACAGGAAATCTCGCTCACCATCACGAACGCGGCAAGCAGCGCTGGCCTCGATGTCAAATCGATTGCCTGTTACGAAGACCCGCGCATCGTTCTCGACAAGGACGCGACCGACCTCGGAGTCGAGCTCACCAGCGTCAGCGTGCGCGAGCCGATTCAAGAGAACGCGTACACGTCGCTCGGCGGCATCGCAGCAGCCCTCGGCGCTGCGCAGCGTCGGCAGTATTTCAACATCGCGCGCCCTGACAACACGACCGACGCGTGGGGCACGACGAGCGGGACGTTCGTCATCGTGCTTGACGAAGTGCCGATTCTCGCGCGGAAGCTGTTGCCCGCAGACACCACGGGAAACGTGCGCTTTGCTGCGCTGTGCCGTGCGTCTGATGCGACGACTGATGGTGAGATCCGCATCACAAACAACGCGACGGCGAACACGGTCACGCTGACAGTCACCAATCCCGGCACCACGTTCGATTGGTTCACGGTGGATTTCCCGACCGACATCCTTTGCGAAGACCTCGCCGAGGCCACCGGATGGCCTGACAACGCGCTTTTGACGACCGTGAGCAAGACCCTCGACATCGACTTCCGCGTCAGCGGCGGCGCTGGCACCTTCTACGTCGCGAGCATCGCGGCCATCGAATACTGAGCGCCACGAGCGCAGAGGAGCAGACCATGAGCGATACGATTCTCCGTGAGGACGCCGACATCCTGCCGCCTGAGCAGGACGCCATCAGCCAGGTGACGATGACCGCTGCGACGGCGACGGCTGCGCAGGACACGGGCGTCACTGGCGCGACCAACGCTCTCGGGCCGCAGTTCGTGACGTTCTGCTCGACTGCTGAGTTCTTCATCGTGTTCAGCAAGGACGGCACGTCGACCATCACGGCTCCTGTCGTCACGACCGCGACGTGCTTCGGCCCGTTTCCCGCGAGCGTGCAAGTGCCCTTTCGCGTGACGCCGACTCAGCGCTACTTCCGTGTCATCTCGACGCCGGGCGGCACGCTCAAGTGGTATCGCAGCAGCGGCCCCGGAGTGCTCTGAGCCATGACGCGTCGACTCGCTGGCGCGCGCGGAGGTCGTCGCGGCGCGGTGTACCAGCAACAGCCGCTGGTGCGGTTCGCTGATGGCACGTTCACGCGTGCGAGCGAGGGCAGCTACTACCTCGCTCCTCCGGGCGGCGCGGGCTCCACGTTTATCGCGTGGGCCTCGAGCAACGTGCTGCGATACGACGCGATCGACGGCTCGCCGCTCGCGCTCTTCGAAGGTGCGCAGACGAACCTCTGCGAATATTCTGAAGACCTAAATCAAGCGTCATGGGTCAAGACCGGCGCGAGCATCAGCGGAACGACGGCGACAGCGCCTGATGGCGCGGCCGACTGCAACACCGTTGCATTCACCGCCTCTGCGACCGACATGGTGATGCGCACGGTGTCTGGCACTGCCGATGCCACGACGTACGTCACGACTGTGTTTGCGCGGCGCACGAGTGGCACGGGCAACGTGCGGCTGCGCATCGTTGGTCGTGATGGCGTAGCGGCGACGTCAGCGGATCTTCCGATCTCGACAACATGGTCCCGCATCGAGTACGTCGTCAGCTGGGGCACGGGCGCGACGACACCGGAAGTCGGCGTCATCAACGCATCTGGTGGTGGCGCACAAAGCGTCGAGGTCTGGGGCTTCGACGTCAAGAGCACTGTGACGGTTGGTAGCTTTGCGTCGAGTTACATTCGCACAACTGTTGGCAGCGCGACGCGGAACGCCGACGTGCTCACGTATGCGTCGCTGCCGCAAGTCATGGCGACAGGTCGATGGCGCGCGGAGATTCGTCCGCAGCGCGCTAGCACTGAGACGGTCAATCCACTAAGCGCGTCGTCGATGTTTCATGTGGCGTCTGCAGCCGAAAGTTTCATCGGCCTCACGACGACCAGCGCTTCGGCATTTTCGGCTGGCGCAACGTCTTTCACGCGCACTGGCCTGACATACTCACGCCATCAAGCGATTGTGCTGACGCCTGATTGTGGCGTGTTCACGATGACTGTCGCAGGCGCTACCGCTGGCAACGGCACCGGCGCTGTCGGCACCAGTCCGGGTTACGGCACGACGTACCTGCGTATCGGCTCAAGTTACACCGGAGCTCGCGCCGCGTTCGCACGCATCGGAGAGCCATATGCCGCCTGAGGTCGCCATCTTCACGTGCTCGCCGTCGACGCTGCTCGACGTCGTTGTGCCGGTCGCGCCGTGGCCTGACACGATGGCTGAGGACGCTGCGTGGTGGACGACGTGGCCGCTCGGTCGTGTTGCCGCGCGCGACGCTTTCGCGAACGGCCGTGCAGTTACGTCGACGCTGCCGGGCGGCGAGGTCGGCTTCTTCGTGCAGTGCGACGCGACGACGATGACCGCGCTCCTCGCGATTGCGACGACGTGGTGGCCCGGCACTGCCGCGCTCGGCGCAGACGACAGCGCAGCAGCGCAGGACGTGAAGGCCGCGTGGCTCGGCGAAGAGCTGGTCATCGACGGGCGCATCGCGGGATACCTCGACGTGCCGACGCTGGCGGTGTGACGCATGACCGGGAGGCGCGGCGATGAACATCTGGCAACTCGTCGCCGCGCTCGCGGGCACGCCGTCTGTCGCGCTCGTTATCAGGTCCATCTTTCGGCGGCTCGATGGCAGTGCGCGCACCACGTCTCGCGAGGTCGACTACCTGCGCGGTGAGCTGGTGCGCGAGCGCCAGCAGTGCGCCGATGAGAGGACCGAACTCGAGGCGCGCATCGCGTATCAGATCGAAGTGCACGAGACGCAGCGCAAGGCGATCAACTCGCTTGAGCGACGCAACATCGAACTCAAAGCCGAGCTTGACGTCGCGCATCAAGACCTGCTCGGAATGCGTGCTGTGATGCGATGGGCTAGTCAGCAATCAGGAGACGGCGAATGACGAAGCGAAAGACCAAGCCCGCGCCGCGTGCGCGAATCCGCGTGACGCTGCCGATGATCGTCGGCTGGCTGACGAGCGTCAGCATGGTGCTCGCGGCGGTGCTGCCAGTGCTGCCCGACGCGACGCCGTCGTGGCTGCGCGAGGTGCTTGCCGTGCTCGCAGTCGGCATCGCTGCGACGCTGCAATCGTGGCGCGCGCCGTCGACGTCGTCGGCATCTGACGCGAGCGGGGGCGAGACATGATCGCGCTCTTCGCATCGCGCGAGTTTCAGCGTAGGGGCGTCATCGCGCTCGGCGTCGCGTGGCTTGTCGGCATGGCGGGCCTCGTGCTCGCGGCGTGCCTGACCGGCTGCGGTCCCAGCGCGCTCGCCATCCACGCAGGCGCAGCCGACATCGCGGGCGTCGCCATCAACGCGACCGGCGACGAGCTCGTAGCCGCGCGCGGTCGTGCGCTGCATGAGGCCGTCGATGAGGCCCCGTCACGCGAGGTCGCAGAGAGCGGCGTCGAGGTCGTGGTCGCGCGCTTCCTGCCCGCGCTCGAGGCATACGACGCGCTGCGCCTGACGCATGACGCGTACGTCGACGCGCTCGTGCTCGCCGCTGCGGGTGCGCCTGCTGACCTTGGCCGGTGGGCGCAGCTCGCGTCGCGTCTCGTCCAGGCATGGGGCGCGTGG